TAGGTGACAGTGCTGAGGCATGGGCTAAGGCTATCGGTAAACTGATGGCACTCAAGGAAGCTGTTGATGTTGTTATCATTGACTTCTCTGAGGTACGTGCTGCTGGTATCCGACTGAAAGGTTACGGCTGGATTAGCTCTGGTGACGAGACTATCTCTGTAGCTTTTGCTAAGATCGTAGATCTGATGAACAAACGTGCTGGTAAGTTGCTTACCCGTATTGACATCCTCGACCTGCTGAACCACCTCGGTACCACATTGTCGTCTCGTCGTTCTGCTGAGATTGCCTTGATGCCAGTAACGGATGCAGAGATTGATGACTTTATCTCCGCAAAGAAAGATTTCTGGCTACACGACAATGCTCATCGTCAGCAGTCCAACAACTCTATTGTGTTCTGGAACAAGCCGACTAACTGGGAACTGCGTTACATCTTCGACAAAATGGTTGAAGCTGGTGGTTCTGAGCCTGGGTTCATCAACGGTGAAGCAGCTAAGAAACGTGCGCCTTGGTTCAAGGGTGTTAACCCCTGTGCTGAGATCATGCTCGGTAACAAGTCCTTCTGTAACCTTGTCGAGATTGACTGGGGTAAATTCATCACTGACTTCGGTGGTCTGCAACGTGCTGTATGGATTGCTGCTCGTGCTAACTACCGTCAGACCTGTGTCGATCTGGATGATGGTGTACTGCAGCGTTCTTGGCATGAACTCAACGAGTTCCTCCGCCTGTGTGGTGTAGGTGCTACGGGTATCGTTAAGTTTATTGATGCACATAAGGGCTACAATAACCTAGAGGACATGGTTAAGGCACTCCGTAAGGAGGCACAGAAGGGTGCTCACTCTATGGCTGACGCACTGGGTCTACCACGTGCTAAGGCAGTCACAACTGTTAAGCCTTCTGGTACCCTGTCTAAGATCATGGACACTACAGAGGGTGTACACAAGCCACTCGGTAAGTATATCTTCAACAACGTTACCTTCTCTAAGCATGACGAGATTATTCCTACCCTTCGTCAGGCAGGTTACAAAGTGTTTGATAAACCATTCGAGTCTGACTCGGTGCTAGTCACATTCCCCGTAGCTTATGAGGATGTTAAGTTCGATGTAGTTGATGGTAAGGAAGTCAACGTAGAGTCTGCTGTTGCACAGCTTGATCGTTACAAGTTTATGATGGACAACTACGTAGACCACAACTGTTCTGTCACAATCAGCTATGATGTTAACGAAGTCGAGGAGGTTGTTGAATGGATTCTTAGCAACTGGGATACTTACGTAGGTGTATCTTTCATCTTCCGTAACGATCCTACTAAGACTGCTGAGGACTTGGGTTATGCCTACCTGCCACAGGAAGTAGTAACTAAAGAGAAGTACTACGAGTACGTATCTACGCTGCTGCCTGTAGACCTTACCAACCTTGGTACTACTGACGATCTATCTGACGAAGCCTGTGCTACAGGTGCCTGTCCGATCCGTTAACATCAACACCTGAGCATGTGTCTAAACTGCTCATACATAAAGGAGATGACATGTATGTAGTTCTAAGCAGACCTAACTGCTCTTGGTGCGACAAGGCAATTGACCTTCTGTATGAAGAGGGTATCGACTATGATGTTGTGAATATCTATGAGGAGCCATGGGTAAGGACATTACTCCTACAGACAGAGCTTACCACAGTACCTCAAGTCTTTGATAACAATGGCTTCTTGATTGGTGGGTACGAAGAGTTAGCACAACATATCAACAACCTTGACTTATACCAGTAAGTCACTTACATTATTGGCAACTCCTCGTAGCTCAATTGGATAGAGCACCTGACTTCTAATCAGGGGGTTACAGGTTCGAGTCCTGTCGGGGAGGCCAACACATAGGAGTTTATGATGTCCAAGAAGCTTGTCACGAATAACGTCGAAGATATGAGCATAGAGATTGCATCCAATGGGTTTGTGATTGACTACGCAGGCTACAATGATGAAGACCAATATGTACGTACAAAGCTTGTGTTCCGTGAGCTTAATCAGCTTCAAGAGCATATTGCTTATCTCGTGTCTCTAGGTCGCAGCTAATGTACAGCCTCGTTGTTGTAGCTTGTATCGGTACATCAGGTAGCTGCATTAGTGCAGCACCTACTGATATCTTTGAGACAGTGGATGAGTGTATGTTCTTTTACAATGTTACACTTAGTGAGGTAGAAGGATCTAAGGATATCTACATCATGGATGGTGAGTGTGTCTACTGGGGCAAAGCCTCTTAATTGGAAAGGTAAAGAATGGCTAAGGTAAATATGGGTAGCGTGTGGAACCACCAGCGTAAGCCTAAGAAGACTGCACAAGGTGGACGCAAGTCTTCCATTAAACGTAGCTCTATGAACAAGAGCAAGAAGCGCAGCTACAAACCGAGTCGAGGCCAAGGGTGATACAGCTAACACTGTTCCCTAATATTGAACCTGAAGTCGTAGACTGTGATACGCAAGAGTGCCGTGTCTGTGGCAAGGTAAAAGCACTCAGTAGTTTCCCTAAGCATAGCCACCACAAGACAGGTGTCGATACAAGATGCAGGACATGCATACGTAAACAGACACGACTACGTGAAGAGCTTAAGGATAAGTACTGGCACCTCAAGAAAGATGTGTGTGATTGCTGCGGCAAGGAGTCTAATAAGACACTTGTACTTGATCATGACCACAATACACTTGCTTTCAGAGGATGGATATGTGATCCTTGCAACACAGGCATAGGCAAACTAGGGGATACTCTAGATGGCGTACAAGATGCACTCAACTACCTAAAGAGATATCATGGCACAGCAACCAAGACAGACTAAGCGCAAGACAACGTACAAGAATGCGGACAACAAGCCACCCATTCAGCTACTGCCTAAGTCTGAGAAACAGACTGAATACATTAAGGCCTTGAACGAAGCTACTCAGGTAGTTGTGCTGGGTCCAGCAGGTACAGGTAAGACGTACATTGCAGCGACTAAAGCATCACAGCTATACCAAGAGAAGCGGATCGACAAGATCATCATCACCCGTCCTAACGTAGCTGCAGGTAAATCTATTGGCTACTTCCCTGGTACACTTGAGGAAAAGATGATGCCTTGGGTTATGCCTGTACTTGAAGTGCTACACTGGCACATGGGTAAAGGCACTGTTGAGACGGGCATTAAGAGTGGTAACATTGAGATTGCACCCTTTGAGACTATGCGTGGTCGTAGCTTTCAGGATGCATTCGTTATTCTAGATGAGGCACAGAACGTTACACCTCATGAGATGAAGATGTTCCTTACTCGTGTAGGCCAGAACTGTACTGTTGTACTTAACGGTGACATTCAGCAGTCTGACTTGGGTGAAACGTCTGGTCTATCTAAAGCTATCCACTTAGCTAAGAAGCATATGATCCCTGTACCGATTGTTGAGTTTGGTGTGGATGACATTGTGCGTTCTGATCTATGTAAGCAGTGGATCATTGCCTTCATGAAAGAGGGTCTTTAGTGTTGACATCTCTGCTATGAACCTGTTATACTGTAACAGGCAACAACAGTAGGGATGTACATGTCATTAGAACAAGAAGCTGCGGCCTTCACTAAGGCGAAGCAGACACAGTTTAATGAAGCCATGTTTGATTACCTTGAGCCGCTCATCATGTACGTTGAAGATAACCTTCACAATACAAGAGAGCGGTCCTTGGCACTGACTAAGCTAGATGAGTTTAGGATGTGGTGTAGAGAATGCGCTAGCATCCATGGTATTAAATGAAGTAAGGGGGCCGCTTGGCCCCCCCTCTCTTTTTGTCTATTACATTGTTGGTTCCCAACTCTGGTCACCGAAGTAATCAATAGCATCGAAGTATAGCATTAGCTCTTCGTGATTGAAGTCTGCTGGTCCACCAGTTACACCATACTCTTCACGTAGATAATCCATAGCTTCCTTACGTGCCTCTCTGCTGCCGTGTGTAGTAGCTTTCCTACGTAGTGCGAGGATGTTTGCTTCCTGCCCAGCGCTAGCATTCTCACGTAGATACTCACGCATCTGTCTTGTGATATCTGTCTTGAATGCATTCAACATGGTACGTCTCTCAGCCACAGAACCTTTCTGGTATTCCTCTGTGTTGATCAAGCTCATGAAGTTACGCTCAAAGTAAGGTGCAATAGTCTCATTGAAGATTGCATCATATGCTGGCAACTGACTACGCTCACCTGCTGTCCACGAATGTAGCTCAGCCATAGAGTAGGCTTTCTCAGTAGCAGTACGAGGTTGCTTAACAGTAATACCTAGCAGTCGCATGACAGGGTTAGCATCCTGTACTGGACCTTCACGTGTAGCTAAGCGAAGCTCTTCCCCGGTTACACCATCAAGTTTGTCCGTAAAGATTTCAATGATGTTGTCGATGTAACGAGTAGACTGCATGGTCAACTGGTCTACACCTTTGGCTTGACGTGCATCTTTAGCTGCGTCACTGTTGTTGATAAGGCCAACCATACGGTTAACCGCATCCAACGGACGGGTGAAGCCTGCAAGGATACTACCTCCCTGTTTGTACACAGCATCGAATGACATCTTACGTGCACCATCTTCTTGGTTAAGCAGGGTATCAAAGACATTGTACAAGTCGTTACCGAATTGAATGTCCTTAGCGAACTGACCTACTGCCAACTGTGCAGAGATATCTTCAATAAGCTCTTTAGGTACCATCTCACCTTGACGTGCAAGGTTACCTGCTCTGCCTACAGCAAGCCACAGAGAGAATGGGAACTGGTTACGTGCATCAACAATGTTACCACCACCTACATCAATCTCATTGTAAGCTAGGCCCTGTTCACGGCGCTTCTCATCATACTCCATAGCTAGACGTAGAGAAGTCATACCTACAATGCTACGGGATGCAGCTTCGAGGGTGGTAAGGTTACGCTTTTCTGACTTAACGATAGCAGACATAACCTCAACGCCACCACCAACAGACCACTGATATGCAGTAGCAATAGTGTTGTTAAAGAAACGACCAAACGGAAGGACAGTACCAAGCAGTGGGATGTTCGAGAAGTTTTCTACCTGCTTAGCTACAGCACTCAGAAGCTGATCATCTGTAGTGTAGTTCTTAGAGAACACAGACTTGAGTGTAGTGTCTAGTGCCTTACCAATAACGTCATTGTCAATGAGAGTAAGATCGCCCTGTTTAAGAACAGTAGCAAGATCTACATCCTTGTCTAAGCGTAGCCACTTATCAAGCTCACCCATAAACATCTGAGACTTAGTGAAGCTATCCTGTACCTTAACACCAGTAAGACGGTTAGCACCATCAGCCAAAGCTTCGAGACGCTGGAACCAAGGCTTCTGTGGGTCAATACCATAGCGCTTAGCACTACGTTCAACACCACCTGTAAAGCTTTCGAACAAGATCTGTTCTACATCTTTGTGCTGCTTAAGGAACTCCATGTAAGCATCGTGTGTAGTAAACGGATCAAGCAAGTTACGCAGCTTCTGTGCCTGCATTGCACGATATACTTTACCTACACGCAGAGCTTCACGTCCTGCCTTAGTCATGTTGCCGCCACGGGAAAGACCATACAAGGTAGATGCAGTACCACTAAACAGATCGGCAAGGCTTTGACCTGCAGCAAACTGACCATAGCCCAAGACGTTGACTGCTGTAGTTTGTGGTGAAGACACAAGCATTCTACGCCATACGGACTGACCATACTGACCTAGCTTCATATTGGTTTGCTTGGCTGCTTCAGCTTCTAGGTTGTCAATAGCTGCCTTATGTGCATCAATAATCTGATGACCGTGCACCAGTGCACCATCAATTTCCTTGCGCATTTGAGATACAACGTTAAGAACCTGACCGCCTTTGCTAATCTCTACAGCAAGCAAGTCACCCAAGCTTTGTGCCATCTCAGTAGTTTCACCCAAGGTAATACCCATAGGCTTAAGCAAGTCATTGATTTCTTTTAGTTCTTTCTGAGGAAGCTCACGCACAACAGTAGTCATGATGTCAGATACATGCATACCTTTAGGCAGTGGGTGACCCCGTTCACGCATGAACTTAGCTAAGCCGCCCTTACCATCTGCACCAAGGATGATATCCTTAAGCATAAAGACAGGAAGCGATCCTGCATCAAACTGATCTTTACCACGAGCAAGCTTAGCGGACCACTGGGTAGAGTCACCTGTAATCTTCCAGCGTTTGATTGCATCAGCTACATGAGAGGCCGCTTCTTTAGCTACATCCTCTGGTACCTTAAAGTCTGCAATGCGTTGCTTGTCAGCTAGCTCTGCGATGCCAGCTTCAATAGCTTCTTTATTTGTTGTACGATCACGAGCAATACGCAGTGATACATCAGCACCATCAAGGCCAGACTTAGCACCGAACTTACCCATACCTAGCTGAGCAAGGCCACCTACTGAGCCAAGCAAAGAGCTAAAGCCTGTCTGTACAGCAGAGTAATTCTCTTGTGCACCTGCTTCAATGAGAGTACCTTGAAGGGTAACGTCCTGTAGCATAGCGAATGTAGCATCAATAGCAGTAGTATTGATAACTGCCTGACGTGACACCCGTTTACCTGCCTCATCAAATACACCTTGTGCAGCACGAAGACCAGCTTCACGCATGAAGGTTTGGTACTCTCTACGTGCAGCCTCTACACGCAAACTACGTGCAGCAGTACCACGAATACCATTATCCAACAGGCTACGACCAGCACGTCTTGCAGCTTCACCACTAGCGATACGTGCAGCACCCTGTGTGCCTAGATCTTTTGCAGCAGTACGTGCAGCCGTAGTAGCAGCGGCTCTAACAGCAGCTTTACCACCAGTGCCGAGACCTAAGCCTGCAGCTTTACCAATACCGCCAGTGAGTAGGCCTACATAGTTTGTCGGATCTAGTGCAGCAGAAAGCACATAGTCTTTCACACCGTCAACAGCACCCCAGAAACCATCGTTAGTAAACACATTGCCTAGCTGATCGTAGTGACCATATGCTGCAGCAGCACGTTGTCTACGTGTCTCATCCGAAGTTTGGATATAACGTGCCTCACCTGCAGTAGATACAATGTTAGAGTTAAAGTAACGCATGTGATCTACAAAGTCGTTAACAATATCCTCATCCGACTTGCCTTGATCTGCTCTGTAGTCAACACCAAAACGGTCAACCATATAGGCACGGATATCTGCAGCCCTTTGGCCTTGCATAAGGTCAGACTTACGTAGGGTTTCACCTGTATCTAGTACAGGCTGATCCTCTCTAACCCTACGCTGTGTTGCCTGTTGACGCACCTCTGCGAGAGTGGTACGTCTTGGCTCGTTTGTTGGTTCTTTCTCTTCTTGTTGCTGACCCATGAGTGACAGTCTTCTGCCACCAGTCATTTGGTCTAGCTCTTCAAGTGTGATACGCTTCATATTAGTAGCCTTCTGCCAGAGCCTGAGTCAGGATTTGTACAAGTGCAGTCTTATCGTAAGGCAACTGTGTACCTGTCTCTTGCTGGAAGTTCATGAGTGCAATGGTAAGTTCCTCAGGAGAAGATTCTGCATTCAGGCCTTGATCCTTGAGGTAGTTAATCATAACACCACCTTGGTTAGTCAGCAAGGCTTCCGTCATATCATCTGCAGGAATTGGCTGCTTAGGCGCTGGGCCATTCTCAAGCTCAGCTTTAGCAACCTCAAACTCTGCCATCTGTTCTTCTGTCATCTTCTGTGGTGCATCTGCAATAGGCCCGCCATCATTAGTCGATGCAGCAGCAGCAGGTTGCTCCCCTTCAGGTGCCTTAAACAACGAAGGTGCATAGATAGAGGTAAGCTGATCAGAAGTTAAGATACGAGGAGGTCTACCTGTACCTTCAAGTGTATCCATCGTAGCAATAGTGGCGTTATCATAACCACGAGCAATGACTGCATCAGGGATATACTGCAGGTTCTCACCTTTCACACGATAAGGACGGTTAAGGTTGCGGCCAGGGATAGTTACAAGATAATATTCATCTGGGTTAGCAGAGTACTTAATGTCTAGCTGATCAAGGCGACGATTACGTTCCTCCTCAGAAGGCAAGAACTCAAGCAGACGACCTAGCGGAGACTCTTTCAAGCCCAGCGCTCTACGCTGTGCACGTGTCATAGCAGCAGAGTCTTCCTCCGAGATAAGCTGGCGAGGTACAATAGGCATATCCTCTGGAGCAATGTCTGGGAGGTTAGGCTGTGAGTAACCTACACGTGCAGTAGCAGGAGTTGTATCTACAGCAGCAACAGTGTTAACAAGTTCAGCTACATCATCTGGGTTATCGATGATAAACTCTTGACCATCCATGGTGAACATAAATGCAGTAGGTTGACCAGCATCATCATAGGTGATTGTAGCCTTACCATCGTCACTGCCCAGCGCATCACGCAATGCATCCGACTGTACAACAAGGTTCTGGCCTTCTACTACAGCAGTACCACCAGAGGCTTCGATAGATGCAGCAACATCACCAAGCTCAGGTGCTTGTGTTTGTACTACAGGAGACGGTACCTCAGTAGTTGGCTCACTAAGACCCATCATCTCTTGGAAGTCATTATATGCAGAAGCTGTGAAGCCTTCCTGTCCTACAAGTTGGTCGATGTGAGGTGCCATAAGCTCCATGTAGCCACCTGCAGTGTAGTAACCGAAGCGGTCCATCATACCAGTACGGATACGATCCTGTGTATATGAGTTGATCTCATTGTTAAGAGAATTGATCTGAGCGTTAACAGCAGGACGTTCAGCAGGTGGCAGGTTGTCAAGCGAAGCTTCAAGCCTTGCAATCTCTGCTTCCTTAGCAGCAATAGCAGGGGAGTTAGATGCATCTGTTACAAGGTTGTTGATGTAATCAAGTTCACTTGGGATGTTCTCAACATTAAATACCTTAGGTGCCACATAGTTAACGTAGGTACCACCAACAAGGGATTGATACTCTGCCTGAGATGCCAAATCATTGATGTCATAGATACTGTAGCCACCTGCAGTAACTTCTTGGTCAAGGCGTTGTCTAGCAGAGTCAGTAGCATTACGACCCATAGCACGATCCCACCATGTGGATTCAGGTGCAGTATAGGAACCAGTAGTAGCAGCAGGTAGGCCATAAGCCTGACGTACATACTCATCAAGGGACAGGTTAGGCGCAGAAGTGTAACCTGCAGGAAGAGTAATAGCAGCTTGTGCAGCCTCAGGTGTCCAACGAGTACCCATTGAAGTCTTAGTATCTTGTAGCTGTTGCACAAGAGTTTGAATACCCTGTGGGCCAGAGTCGATAGCAGCTTTAACCATCTCTTCCGTAGCACCAAGATCGTTCATAGCACGGCTAGCTAGACCGCTTACCTGATCAACAATACCCTGACGTTGACGCAGAACAGAGCTATTACGCTCAGCAAGGTCACGCTGTTTCTGTTCATACTCTTCAGCTTTGTCTTTACGTTCATTGATGTACTTAGCAGTATCACCAAGGAATGCCGTAGCAAATGCTTGCCAATCAACACCAGCCATTATACGTTACCTCCACGAGACATGATGCCACCTTCAACGTCTGGCTCATTCATTGGTTGTTCTTCTTGTACTGGGGCTTGCTCTAAGGTATCACCACCAGCTTCTTGCTTTGCGAGTTCAGTGAGGAAGTCAACACCGGGATCTGCCTTAGCGCCACCCTTCTTAGCCTTAGCTACAGCATCTTCAAGCAGCAGCTTAAGGCGCTGACCTTCACGTTCTTTAATTGCTTCTTCCATAGATACAGGAGTCTCAGGTACATCCATACCGTAGGACTTCATAGCAGCCTTGATGAAGGTAGCAACCACAGGACCAGCCAACATGCCAGTGTCTACTGTATGCATACCCTTCATTGCACCAGACATAACGATAGTCTTAGTAAGTGTCTGCAAGTCTGCACCCATTTGTACAGTAACAGCAATATCATCCATTACATCTGGATCAGCAAGCTTCTGTACATAATACTTTACTGTATCCTCTACAGTATCAATCTCAGCAGGGCGTTCCCACGGAGCATTGCGAGGTGTGTCAGTAAGTGATTGGCCTGGGATTGGCCCCTGAAAGAGAGCGTCCATTGTGTTACCTTATTTCTTTGTGAAGCCAGCACCGAAGTACAGGCCTACGATAGCGGATACGATATGTGTGTCTAATGGGGTGATGACGAAGCCTTGTGCGTACTTCCATACTACAGCTTCACTAGGTCCAAACATCCAGTTGAACAGGCCACCCTGTGCTTCTGTGTAGCCTACATAAACACCAACCTCAGGATACCACACTGCAACTAGCTTTGGCAATACGATAATAGCGAATACAGAGGATAGTGCAATAAGGCGTCTAGTCCAAGCAAAGTGGGTATCTTTCTTGCCATACTCTCTTGCATCAGCAGCATAGGATGCACGAGCTTCACCACGCTTTAGGATATACTCTTGCTGCTTTTCTTTAGCTGCATTAGCTTGACCCCAGATAGACATGACACCACCTAGAACAGTGGAGCCAAGCATTGTTATCAGTTCTAAAGGAAAGCCCATGATGTATTACTTTCTGGTTTACTCAGGAATACCTGCTTGCCTTGCATTAGCTAAAGGCAAAGCACTACGAACCTCGCTTAGTCCAGAGATAAGGCCTGCAAAGTACAACTCTTTAGCAGCACGGTTGTCCATACCCGCCGTGTGACTTCCGCCATCTTTACGTCTAATGCCTCTAGCAAAGGACAGAACATTCTGATCTCTTGCAGCAGTAAGAACGTTAGTCCATGTGCGGCCTGCTTTATCTCCACCTACGTTATATGCAAGAGATGTTAGTACCTGTTGGTATGCGGGGTTAAGCTCTTCCCAGCTTGTTCCAATACGTTGCAGCTTACGGTCCCAACCTGCTTCACGAGCAGCATTTGCATGAAGCTCATAGTCTTGCATCATGATGGATGTTTTCTCATCCTCTGTAAGCTCACGATAAGAGCCGTCTTCATTCTTGAATGGGATACCATGAATGGTGCCAGAGCGAAGTTCTGCATCTGTAATCTTATGCCCAAACCCAATATCGAGACTTCTCTGGTTAACTGGACGGTTTGCCTCACGTCTATCATTTGTTGGTTGAGGGGTAGATCCATGATCCGATTCAGCGTACAAACCAATGTTCATAAAGAAAGAGTTATCAATAGGCGAGACGCTAGGTTCAGTTGCTTGTGTAGAAACAGTAGGCTGGATGTCTGCATTAGGTTCCATCAAACCTGCTTCATCTTGACCCATAGCACCTGTATTGTCGGCACGTGTATCAACGCCTTCCATATCAGGCGTCATGACAAACTCTTCTGCCTTAGTTCCACGACCCATCAAAGGAGCCTCATCCATAGCAGGTGCAGTCATGTTAGGTGTACGAGTGACAGCAGTAACACCCATGTCGCTGCTTTGTGCTACAGCAGGGCCACGCAGTGCTGTGTTTAGCTCTGGGTTACGGATCATGTTTTGTTCGAGGAATGTGGAGATAGCAAGAGATCTAGCTTCCATGTCAGCAGTAGAACGGGAACCAAGGTAACCTGCATCTACAGAGGATGGATGAGAAGCGACCAGTGCCTCACCATATCTATCCATAAAGGAGAAAGGCTCGTATGTCTGTGTGGTATCATACTGACTTGCTTGAGCCTCAGCCTTAGATGCATTACGCTTCACAAGACCTGTCTGTTCCTCCAAGACATCAGCCTCAGGGGTATCAATCTCAAGTACTTCCGCCTTGTTATCATTAAGGTATTCATCAAGTGATCTTGAATATGTGTATTTATTAGCCATTTTTATACCTATGTTAACGGAGGATTGCAGCAGCAACGTTACCAATAGCGCCCCAAAGACCAGATGTTTTAGATGCAGCCGCTTCAGTAGCAGCAATGGAAGCTTTAGCGTCTGATTCATATTGTGCAATTGCCAAGTTGGTAGCTCGTGTTGCGTCATTGTCTGCAGATTGGAACGCATAGCTCATGATGTCACGAGACTCTTGCATCATAGCAGCAAAGGCACTAGCAGTCATGTTGTTAGCAGCCGCAGCAGCGTCACGGTTAGCTTGGTTAATAGCAGCATTGTCTAGTGTAGAGACTTGTTGATACCACTGAGCGTTAGCCTGTTCTACAATCAAGCTGTTCTGTGCATTGAATTGTTCACGTGCAGAGCGCTGGGCAGCATTGAATTGCGCCAGAGCATTAGTCTCACCTGCATTAAACTTAGACATTGCATTGGACTGATCAACGTTAAACTGTGCTACTTGGGTAGACAGGTTAGCGAAGAACTGATCGGTCTGTTGCTGAGACGAAGCATTGAATTGTGCAGCAGCATTGTTAGCAGCTTGGTCAGACAGAATGGAGTTAACCATTGCCTGTGTACGGAAGATGTTAGCCTGTTGCGTGTTGCTCAGGTTAGACATATCCATCTGCAAGAAAGCCTGAGCATTCTGTACTTGTGCTTGCTGACGGTTGTTAAGGTTAGTCATGTCCATCTGGGACAGAGTAGCCATATCAGCCATGACTTTAGCTTGGCGGTTGCTTAGGTTAGCCAAGTCAACAGTTTGTGCTAGCTGAGCATTCTCAAGTGCAACCTGCTGTTCAGCAGTGAAGTTCATGTTAGCGATTTCACTGATCTTAGCAGCATTAGCTACACGGGTCTGGAACTTCTGATCAAACTCCATGCCAAGGAATTGTGCACGTTGTTGTGCAGCAAACATGGCAGTCTGTTGTTTGTTGCTTAGGTTGGTAAGTTCAAACTGTGCGGAAGTCTGTGCATCCTGCATAGCAATAGGCAGTGCAGATTCCATTGCAGCTTGTACTACAGCTTGACCAGCCATAGACGATGCAGCCAAACCACGTGCAGCCATAGCAGCGGTAGCAGCACGAAGAGCACCTGCAGCCCAAGCGGGAGGTTCACTGCCTTCAAAGTCTGCCATAAGCCCAGTAAGCTGGCCTTGTACAGTAGCATCAGTAGAAGGTGCACCTGTTGCAGCAGCAAAGTTAACCGCAGTCTCAACACGTCCCATATCTACAGTAGAGCCAGAGATAAGCTCACCCTCTTGTACAGTACGTGCAACAGGGGCAATAACCTGTCTAGCTTGATCTAGTTGTGCAGGACTAATGCCCAGCGCAGAGAGTTGATCAGGTGTCATTGTTGCAGCTTCAGCAATAGCCTCAGCGCTTGGCTTACCAGTAGCAGCTACAAGCTTATCTACTGTGTCTTGTGTGGCAACAGAAGAGGTAGCAGCAGTAACAGTTGCAGCAGGTGTAGCCGCAGGTGCCGTAATGGGTGCAGCAGTAGCAGCAGTCGTAGCTTGTGCATCTGTCGCAGCACCTGCTTGACCTGCAGTGGTATCCATTGTACCAGCAGTCTGTTGCTCAGCAGTAAACTGTTGAGTCTCTGGTGTAGTAGTTGTTTCGAGTGGGTTAGTTGTAGCCTGAGCTAGAAGCTCTGCAGTGTTAGGCATCTCAACAGCTTTAAACTGGTTCAATGCAGCAGCTTGTGATTCCTCAGCACGAGTAAGATTTGCTTGTGCATCAGTTACAGCTTGAACAAGGCCTTCATCTGCAGGGTTAGCAGCTTGTGCAGCACGAGCATCTTCTAATGCTTTTAGCTGATCAGCATACGCCTGTTGTGCAGCATCAAGTTGGGCCTGACCTGTTGATACAACACCACCATCAGCAAAGGTGGGCTTACCCTCAATCATCTTACGAGCCTTATCAGTCATTGCCCCTACACGTGCAGCAGCAGCAGGGTTAGCAGCCAAGAACTTAGCTTGCTCATCTGACTGCATGTTAGCCATTTCAGGAACAATCCTTCCTAGCTGTTCTGGGGTAAAGCCACCAAATCTTTTTGCCATCTATCTTGTCCTTACTTATTGCCTAACTGCATATACACAGCAGTAGCAATGAATGTTAGTAGAGCTACAGTACCCCAGCGTACAGCGGCAGACCAAATGCTACGCTTTGTATCACGCCATGATGCAAGTAGGTTACGGATTTCTTGGATATCTTTTGCAGCAGTCTCATCATGCAAACCTAAGGCATGTAGAGTCTCACGTGATCCACGTCTAGCTGCTCTATCTAGCATAGCCTCAAGTTCTTCTGGTGTCAAGGTGGTATTGCCCATTATGCCACTGCTCCATAAATTGTACCGTTATTGGTAAGGCTTGGAGTTGTGCCACTAATAGCTGCACCACCTGCACCACCTTGCTGACCAAAGGAAGTATTACCCCCTTTAGCACCCCAGCCTCCACCGCCGCCACCGCCACGGTAATCTGGGTTTGTAGTACGCTCATCACCACCAACATTACCAAGGGAGCCACCATTACCCCCTTCACCCCATCCAGCACCGCCAGCACCGGGAAGGATACGACCTCCACCGCCACCACCACCAGGGGTATGATACGAGCTGTAATCAGAGGAGGATGACCCACCACCGCCAGCACCGCCGCCGTAGCCGCCACCAGTACCACCTGTACCTCTAGCACCTTCTTGACCTACAGCACCACCAGCACCGCCAAGGCCATACTGGGAGTTTGCACCGTTGCCGCCACCAGCACCTCCACCACCAGCACCATAACCATTGCCGCTACCTTCACCAGCACCACCTCCGCCGCCGCCAGCGATGTAAGCACCATCAAGGTTACGAATAGTTACGCCTGTAGCATTGTTAGTGATTGCTGGGCCACCAGCCTGACCATTTCCTGCAGTAGCACCATTACCGCCACGACCAATGATGTAGCCCCTGTTTTCAACAACGATGTCATTTACGTCAATATTTAAGGCGGGTACTGTAATATCATCAGACCAGATATAAACACCTGTATCAATGACAAGTTTATCACCAGATGACACAAAGCTAGATGCGTTAATCTGCTGAGCATTACTTGTAATTGTTACAACATCACCACGATAAGTAGCAGAGATATCACCATATGTAGTGCCTACGTTATTTAGGTAGTAGGTTACAGTAGAGTTAATAGCCTTGCCACCTGCACCACCAGAAACACCTGTACCAAGAGATGATGTATCACCAGCAGAACCACCAAGGCCACCCGGTGCACCCCATCCGCCGCCGCCTCCGCCGCCTCCGCCATCGTTAGCATTGCTACCTGCAGAGCTTGCAGAACCGCCTGTACCACCAGATGTGTATCCAGTGTTAACGCCATTCCAGCCTGGGTTACCATCACCGCCAGTGCCGCCTACACCTGGTAGAATGCGACCACCACCAGCACCAGACCCTCCAATGCGTGCTCCCCATTCATACTCGCCGCCACCGCCGCCAGAACCGCCGCCATACGGACCTCTTGCAGTGCTACCATCGTAGATACCCTTGCCGCCGACTTGACCGATGGCCCCACCTGCACCGCCAGCATATCCGCTACCACCTGCACCGCCGTAGCCACCACCTGCACCGCCGCCGCCGCCTGTCCCGCTCCCTGCGCCGACACCGCCACCACCACCTCCGCCGCCACCTGCGATGAAGCTGCCAGACATATTCAGAACAGTAACGTTTGTACCAGTAATAGTAAGTGCAGGACCACCATTCTGACCTACTGAGTTGGGATTACCACCATTACCACCACGACCAATAATGTAACCATAGTTGATGATTGTGCAGTTATCTACATCAACAGTTAGGCCAGCTAAAGATACATCATCAGACCAGACATAAACACCAGAATCAATGATAAGTGTTTCACCCTCTTGGATGTAGTCCGAGGCTACAGCGTTCTGTGTATTGAATTGGAGTGTATTAGTGACAATTGGTCTAGCTTTACCTAAAAAGTCATTAAGGCTAATCTGACCCTGTGTAGGGATATTAGTTGTTACACCATAATATTCGTAGAGTCCAGTGGGTGCAGTACCGCCGAACTCAGCCTGAATATCATTTAAGGATAGAGGTCCAGATGTCGGTAGGGTCATTAGATAGTCCCATTAGCTGTGACGTTACCTGCTACGGTTAGGTTACCTGCACTGTCTAGTTTCATGACGGGGGTACTTACGCTTGAGAAGACGAGATAACCAGCGTCATAGGTAATTGTCCACTCATTGATAGTTACAGAAGAGGCAGCAAAAGTCTCAGAGATATCGCCATTCAGAGAGGCTTTATTGTTCAGAGCTGTCTGTAGTCCATCGACGTTTGCTATTACATGGTTGTGGCTATCATCTGCAATAGTTGCAGTAATAGTGATGTTAGAAGTCCCATTAAAGGAAGCGCTACCAGATACATCACCACCAAGAGAGATAGTGCGAGAAGTAGCAAGAGCAGTAGCAGTAGATGCGTTACCAATGAACTGTGATGCAACAACACTCTCAGTACCAAAAGTCCAGCGGTCATTAGCTTCCTCCCAATAGAAGGACTTATTAACCTCTGTACCACGTTCAACCTCGATACCAGCGTTCTGTGTAGGAGTACCCGTTTCGTTGCTGTTGAGTGTGATGATGTTGTCAGCTAGGTTGATAGTCTCAGTGTTTACAGTAGTAGTAGAGCCAGAGACAGTCAGGTTACCAGATACAACAAGGTTATTGAATGTGACATTAGACGTAGTAGATACAGGCTGACCAATGCTGATCGTAGGTGTTACACCTTCACCAATGTTATTGGCAATAGTTACACCAGTTCCAGCAGTCAGAGCAGCTACGTAGTTACCAGTGGTATCACCGCCCAGCGCAACGGAGTTAGGCTGAATGGTAGTGCTAATGGTTACACTACCCAAGTCAGTCATGGTGGCGGAGCCAGCAACATCACCAGACAGAGTAATCGTAGGGTCGTTTACATTAAAGTTAAGCTTACCAAGAGTGTCGTCGTAAGTTACAGCAATACCAGACTCAGTGTTGCCAGTAACCATACCACCAACAACATCCTGTGTTGCTTCTGTAAAGTCGCTAATGGTTGTGCTGCTATGGTTGTGTGAGTCATTTACTACAGTTACAGCTAGTGTACCATTGGCAGTACCATCCAAGGACACTGAACCAGAAGCATCCCCAGAGAGGGAGAGAGTACGAGCAGTAGCCCACTTAGTAGCACTAGATGCATTACCAGTAAAGTTAGCAGCGGTTACACCCCCCGTTACAAGGATGCTTCCTGTAACATCAACAAGACCCGTTACGTTAAGCTCCTCATCTACCTGAAGGATGTCAGTAGTTACTGTGCCATCAAAGTAAGCATCTTTGAACTGTGTAGCAGAGGAGCCAAGGTCTAGTGTGTTACTTGCTTTTGGAAGTACCTGAGATGTACTTACAACAAGATCTTGCGCTGGGCCTACCTTGGAGATAGCTGCACCACCACCAGCAGAGCCGTCATGAGAGTGACCAGAGGTACCATTAAAGGCACCTTCAATAGCGTTGAACTCACTATCCAAGTCGTCAGCATTAATGACGTTACCGTTAGCGATGTTGTTTGCTGTATCTTGTCTGCTATAACCTGTCATTGCAGCGATCCTTACTGTCTATCATTCTGTGCAAACTCTAGGATAGCAGTATCCAGAGAGAAGGAAGGGTTAGTTGAGTTATCTTCAATACGAATAGCAATAGTCTTGCCTGATCCAATCAAAGTATTCTCGTATACTCTATCTAGTTCACCGCCGTATGTGGCGATACCGAATACTGCAGCACCAGAGCCATAAGTAAATACAGAGGTACCAGTACTTGTGATAGTATCAGAGCTAGGCTGGAGTACGTCGAAGCCACCTGTTCTGTTGAAGTCATATCTTACACCTAGCGTAATCTCAATAGGACCATTAAGGTCCATGTAGGTGGTCATCTTATAGAAGGTCTTGCGAGTACGAGGGTCAGTGACTGCCATGTAAGGAGACTCAAAGATAGCCTCAATGATACCACCATCAAAGCTAGACCCTGTCTCCATCTCGTAGACATAGCCATCCGCATTAGCAAAGATGATACGCTCAGAGGATTCAGTGTAACGAGCATCAGCCACATAAGCTTTAATGCCCTTTGTAGTAGCCCACGCAATAGAGCTTGCACCCTGTGCAGAGAACTTGGTAGCAATCAGACCACGTGCCACACTATCTTGTTCGGACTCTACGTAACCAAAGATACGATACTGAGCCTTCTCACGCAGCACAATGGAGCTAAAGGTAGTAGCGTTATCAGAGAATGACTTAGCGTCAGCAGCAATAGGGTCAGATGCAATCTCAAGACCAAAGTCACCGATGCGATCTGTTGCACTTAAGAGGCGGATGCCATCAGGTGCGAGATACATGATGTCACCACCAACTTCCTGAATTGTATCAGAGTTGATGCAGCCAATAGTATCGGTGATAGGTGATAGCTGGAAGTCAGCAATAGTGCTACCAGACAATCTCTGCACTTTGTTACGGCTAAAGATGATTAGCTGATCACGGAATACAGCAAGGCCAGTAATGTCGTGGCTTACTGAGATTGTACCTGCACCATTAGCAGCACTAAAGTCTGACTCATTGAATGGGGCAGTAAAGATAAGCTGATTGTTCTTAGCGTAGAATACAGTACCTTTGAATACAGCAACAAACTCAGCACCTACTACGTCAGAAGGTGGAGTCATGTATGTCATTGTATTGGTTACGTCATTAAAGACAGCAGGTGCGTTAACACCATCAACCATAACGATCTTGTGCTGACCACTAAAGTTGAAGTCTGCAAAGCGGCACTTACCACCATTGAATGCAGCAGTAGCGACACTAACCCAGCCAGAACCTGAGCTAAGGAAAACCTGTGATACCGTGCCATTGCTACGTACTGCAAGCGTCTCAGCAGGGTTAACTACCTTAACACCAAGAACAACTCCAGTACCAGGTACTTCGTTAGTATCAGCTTTAGTGTAGCCTAGAATCTTACGATAGCCACCTTCTTTGGCAGGCTCAAAGTTCTGCAGGATAGTGGCAGAACCAACAGCATTAATACCCTGCTGTAGAGGGCTGAGGTTCGAGATAAGACCACCCCGAAACTCAATAGGAAATGTCTGCCAAGATGTAGCCATTAGAAGCGAACTCTCGTATCTCTGAGGTATTCTGTACGGTTGATGTTAATGCTTCTCATGCTCTTAAGCCCATCTTCAAACTTAGACATAGAGATGTTAGCAGCCTGTGCATCACCACGGAATAGATAAGCATAGTACATAGCACCATCAACAATCACATGTCTGTACTGCTCAGGGATGGTCGGAACATCATCAGCCTTCTGTAAGTCGAAGGTAGATGTGTAGTACTCATAGACTACTTCATATGCTTGATCAGGGGAAGGAACAAAGAGAAGTTCTCTGCTTGGAGAACGTACAACATACTGAGGAACACCTCGTATACTTGTGGTAGAGTTATACTCAGAATCCACATACTTGTCAAGGTATTCTTCGTAATCAAGCACTTTTAATTTACGAGTATCTACGCCCAGCGCATCGTCACGCTTAAGGCGGAAACTATCTATGTTAATGGTCTTAGCGTCATACGGGTAACTATAACGTACAATACCCGCAGAGAGAATCTCATTACCTTCTACATGGTTCCAAGGCCACTCAAACTGTTCTTGATTGATGTGACGTACAGCAGAGTTAACAGCATCCTTACTCAGGGCATGTTGACCACGAGCATTAGTGAATGTGTTGGTGTTTAGTTCTACCTCGTTCAGTCTACGCTGAATGTCATTGGTAAGAGCAAGAAAGTTGTAAGCCATTACTTTTCCTTAATACGTAGGTAGACAGAACGCTCATACTGCAAGCCAGATACAGTAGAGATACGACATGTTACTTTATAACGTACATTGTTTGTGCCTAGAGAGAACCGGGCAGTAGCTACAGTCAGAGTGTTTGTGCCAGTAACAAACTGCAAACCGCTAACAACAGATGCGTCACTGACCTGTGTCTTTACTTCATCAGCATCTTCAATGAACCAAGTTACACCAGAGATGTTATCGGTACCTAGAAAGCGTGACCAATCAATGCTGTAGTCAACAATCTCATCTTTATCTTTGTCGGGCCATTTATACATGTGGAAGCCTTTATGCTGCTAGAATGTTAGCTACAGGTGTAGCATCATGTGCATTGAGGTAAATTGTTGTGTTAGTCTCTTTTGGACCAATCACTACAGTATTACGCTGATCTGTTTCTTGGATGTAGATGACATGTTGTCTGTTGTACTCATCTTTGAGTGCTGCATAGTCAAACTTAACAGCATCAACAGCAACACTGTTAGTGTAACCTGTGAGAGATAGCCCGTCAAGCACTGCTGTAGCTTCTGCATAGATGACTACTTCGTCACCAACCAAGAGTACATCATCAGTAATAGCCGTAGCGGATACACCAGGGAGCGACAAGATAGCTTCAGCAGATACAGTCAGAGACCCTGCGTAGCCACTTGCATAGACGCCTACGACAGAAGTCTTAGCATCAGCAGCTACATCAATGTCACCCAACAAAGAGCTAAGAGCAGGTGTAGTTACCTGTGCAGTAGCCTCAGCAGAAACATTCTGTAGGTCATTAAGGGTTGTACCTGCAGATACACCAGAGATAAGCGTAACAGCCTGTGCATCTACTGTAGTTGCGCCAATAGAAGTCAGACCTACAACATCATCAAGAAGTAGATTCGCTTCAGCTACAACATCAACAGATCCAACAGAAGTTACAGCAGCAGGTGTTACTACAGGTACATCAGCCTCAGCAGTTACAGTGATTGAGCCGAGGTAAGAGGCTAGACCTGTAGGAGCAGTAGCAAAGGAGACTGCATCACCAGAGATAATAATGTCAAACGTGTAGCCATTAGCTACTAAGCTAGGCAGTACAACATTGCTGTAGCCTGTTACGAATACATCACCGTTAAACGCAGAGGTAAGCTCTTGCCCAGCTACAGGTGCATCAGCAGCAGCTTTAGCGTTCACTACCCCTACATCAGCAGCAGCCTCAAAGCCTGTCACTGATAGGTTAGCATCAGCTACTACAGTAAGATCATCAACAGCAGTAGTACCAGCTACCCCAGTAAGAGGTACATTAGAGTCTGCTACTACAGTAACGCTACCAGAAGCACTAACCAATGCGCTGGGCGTACCACTAATAGCTAGAGCATCAGCAGTCACACTAACAGGAGTAAGGGATGTTGATGCGGAGATTGAGTCTAGAATCGTGGCAGCATCTGCGGAGATAAACAGATTGCCGATAGCTGCAGAAGCCTCAAAGCCAGATACGGATGTGTTAGACTCTGCTACGACAGAAAGGGTATTAACTGAACCTGTTGCACTAACAGAAAAAACAGATGTATTGGCGTCTGCTACAACAGATAGAAGCCCTACAGAGGCTACCACTGCAGGGGCGATAAGGGTTACAATGGATGACTCAGAGACACCCAACGCACTGAAGGCTGCACCTGAGAAAGAGGTTATACCAAACATTGGATGTCCTTATGTATTAGAGATTACTCAGGTTTAGTAGGCCATACTACATCATGAGGAAAACCATCTTGTGTAGGAACATCAAGCAGAGCCTGACG